GAATTGAAGTGCCTGTTGGTAAGGCACTGCAAACTCAATATCATTCGACACGCCAAGGTCCACAATTGCGGTGTGTACAACGTTTGCACTGATGGTAGTGTTACCAACGTGCTGTGCGGCGTACCCAGAGGGATCGAAACTAATACGCAACTTTCCCTTATGATACTTAGAAGAAACAATATGGAACCGAAAGATAACGGAACCCCGCCAGTCTTTAAACGCCTTAGCAACATGTGCCATAGGTGTCATATACAACTTAGATTGGGCTCCACCATCATTATCATACAAGGTTGGTGCTACGTTAGAATAAAATAACGTAGCATCAACCTGGTTAGTAGTGGACCATACGGCCTTAGCCAGGAAAGATTCTCGTGTTGCCATTGACACAAGCGTCATTTCATCCTTACCGGACGCTAATCCAGTAATACGAGGATCCACAGAAAGTTCATTCTTAGGATCTAACGTAAGGCGTTCGATCGGATAACCGATCTCACTCGAAGAGAATTTCGGAAAACACTCTGAACGCATTGGGGAGGTATCTGCTATAACAGGCACATTGGTGAAACCGAAAAGAGCTGCAATCGCTCCTACGGCACCAGCACCAATGCGTGTAGCAGTGGCAAATGGACCAATAATTGGCCAGGATTCAAAGTAGGAAGCTCCTTTCGCTACCCACGATGCCGGTTTTGATACCGTACCTTCGCCAAATTCATCGGATTGCATACTGTAGCCAACAGAGGCTCCAGACAATTCGATGTTTTCAACCCAAGCATAGACACTCACGCTAACTCCGGCAGCTGTGACCCCGTTCGCACTCTTCAATTGAGAATAAACAAGGGTCTGCAACCTGCCAAGGTCAGTCATGTTTGACGACTTTTGGATATTAACCCAATTTGCCGGATAGATGAAGGGGAGAACCATATTATATGAGTCCACTTCACCAATCGTGATGTCCACATGAGGACGCTGAGAATACGGGATCAAATATCGGGTACCAGCGTCGTTCACAATAGTGGACGGGGTGAAGTTGGGCAGAGGATGATAAATCGTCTTCAACAAACCATAATAAAATGGTGATGCCGTAATCATGATCTTCACGTGAAGATCACCACGGAACCAAGCATAATTATTTAGTTTATTTTTGACGAAAGCATTCTGTGCCCAAAGTCGCCACGGGTCAATATCATTGGCCGTGGATCCAGCAACTGTTGACTCGGACCAAGTATACATCGAAATGCGTACAGGGCGAGCAAAAAATTGCTGGATGTCAGTATTAACTGTGCCATCACCGCTACTAAAAGCATGATTGCCAGCAGTTCCACCGACTACCTCAGAGTCTTGCTCGTCGATAAACGTCACAAGCTCGCTCTGAGGGTGATACGCGCCATCTTCATTCGAGACGCGATCAAGGATCATGTTAATGTAACATGACCAAAGGTTGGCACATTCCGTGTGCTCACCGGGTGTCTGTTCTTGTACAGACACGCAACATTCTGCCAATCTACAGTGGCAGTCCTCTACATGGGTATGCGGAACTATGTGTAGACGGCGGGGCTAGTCAAACCCTCGCCGAATGGAGTGGCTGCACGGGCCACATTGCCTAGGAACTTCTGCTTCAGTTCCTGAGCTTTTTGTGCGATGTGCGGGGGAAACCCGCGGGACCAAAAGTCAGCAGCTAACTGGTCGAATGTGGGGAAAGTGGACTCGGTGAGCCACAAATCCAAACCACAATTGTGTGCGACGCCGATGAGATATTCACGACGGCTTTCGAACACTGGGCGTCCGTAGAAAAAGTATTCACGGACCGCCGTCTCGATAACGCAGATGGAGTGAGCCTCCGCTGCGATATTGCCCGTATCGAGACGGGAGGTGAGCATCTTGTCAAATGTCTCCTTGGGGAGGGGTGCGAGCCTGGCACCAACCTCCGCGTTCCAAACAAACTTGCGCTTGAGGAACGACGCATCCTTGATATGGATGTAGGGGACACTGACTGCCTCCTTCTCAGCCATGGTGTACTCAACACCAATAGCCTTGAGAGCGGTAGCAATGCGCGTGTGGTTGAAACCGGGGCACGAATCTGATACACTCATGATGTTGTCATCACCATAAGTGGCCAGGTTCACGTGCTTGCG